TATGGCCTATTCCATCCCGCCCGGCGATAAGGTTCCTTTCGTCTTCGATGGGACGGTCTACACCATCCCGCCGGGCCAAAGTGTCGCGCTGCGTTTCGGTGGGGCCCCGGGCACACTCTTCGTCGTAGGCTGGGATGCCAGCGTTCTCGGCACAGCCAGCGTTATCAACGTCACGCAGCAGATCTTCCCGGCAGGATGGGACTCGGCGTTCGTTAATGGCAACGTGGTGCTCACCAAGAGCGTACTGCTGCCAGGTATCCCGCCAATCGGGTTCGGCACCACTCACCTGTTCAACCTCACCCAGGAGATACGCCCGACCGGCCTGAACGCATTCGTGGGGTTTGGCACCGCGTGGGTGAGCCTCAGCACGCGGCGCCTGACGACGGTCGGCCTGGGCGACCAGTCCCGCTTTGGGACGCTCTCGCTCGCCGGCGGCGTCCGCACCGTCGATATGGCTGGGCGTGGCATCCCGGCGATCGGTTTCGGCGCGGCGACGCTGACCTTCCGGGTGCGGGAGATGTTCCCGCTGTGGTTCATCGCCACCTCCTACGGGACACCGTTCGTCGACTTCAAGCACTTCGTCGACCCGGTGGGGTTCGGCGGCGAGAGCATGGGTCAGCCCGAGGTATTCCGGCCCCGCTTCATTGTCGACCTGCAGGGCCTGGGCATCCGCGGGCCCCTCTGGGGCGACAATGAGGTGGATCTGCACCTGCAGTACGTGGCGCCACCAGGTTGGATCGGCGGAGGCCCCACGGGGCCAGAGGCATTCGGCCGCGCCGAGTTGTACAACCTGCGCCAGTACGTAAACCAGCTGTTTGACGTCACGCCAAGCGATGGCGGCGTCTTCGGCAACTTCAACCTGGTCGAGAACTACATCAAGACGATCGCCCCGGAAGGAAATGCGGGCCTCCGGATGGGTGTCGTTGAAGTCAAGAACAACGCGCGAATCGTCACCACGCCGCCCTTCATCGACTTCACCCTCTGGGGTGACACGCTGGTCGCCTATGCGATCCGCACCATTCTTCCAGTAGGTAGCGACACGTCCCAGTGGGGCAGTGTGCTCGGGAACATCGTCTACAACGGCGCCCGTGTGCTGGCGCCGGCGGCGTGGCGGGACGGCACCACGGGCACGCCAGAGCGCGTGTGGAGCAACTTGCAGAGGATCAAGCTGCAGGGCTTCGACCAGGCGGAGTACGGCCTACCCATGGTGGCCTTCGCCATCCGGACCGTGACGCCGTTTCCCATGCCCGACCCGCCACCGCTTGGCGCGGTGGTTGTCCAGAACTGGGTACGGCCGATCGCGCCGGTGGGATACACGCCAAACTACGTTTTCGGCAACCACACCTTGGAGCAGCACTTCACCATCGTGGTGCCGAGCTCGATCCTTCCGCCATCGAATGCGATCGGAGATCCTCGCGTCTTCAACGTGACGCCAGAGATACCCATCTTCGGCTGGACGGCGACGGAATGGGGCCGCCCAGCCGTGCACAACCAGTTCGAAACGTTCGCCTTCCAGTCCTTTGGCGGAGAGACGTTCGGCCACCACGTGGTCAAGGACCGGCGTCAGACCGCGCAGCCCAACGGGATCGCGCCGCTGCCGATCTCCCAGAAGCACCAGGTACGGAACGTCATTCCCGATCCGCCGGCAGCACGCACGCTCGGGTTCACGGGCTTCGACATGCTGGGGCTTGGGCTCCCGGCGATATTCCACAACAGCCTCGTGCCGCTCGGATGGGGCCCAGATGAGTTCTTCGGCAGCGCCACACTGCGCAGCAACGGCATCCTTCCACGGGGCATCACACCGCCCTATAGCCCCGATACCGGCGTCCAGTGTGGCGTGCCATCCATCAACGGGCCGTTGAACTGCTTCCCAAGGGGCATCGATCCGGCCGACAAAATTTCCACGCCACTGCCCGACATTGGCCCCCGCTATGTCTGGGCGCCCATGGGCTATCCCTACAAGACCGGCTTCTGGGTGGAACTTTTGTCGGTCACCCTCAGGATCCGCACGATCAATGTACGAGGCTTTGAGTTCTTCTTGGCCGGCACGCCGCACTTGGGCCTCGACCCGCAGCATCTGAACTTCCAGGGAACAAAGTTCCAGAAGTTTGGCTTTCCAGTGCTCAATGGCGGCGGTGGCCTGGTCACGTCCGGCCTGGTGCAAACGGTCTTCGGCACAACTGCCGTCAACCACGCCGAGGACCTCGAACCCAGGACGATTCATCCTGTCGGGCTGGCGGCGACACTGACCAGTAGCCAGGACGTTCAGAACTTCAATCGCGCGCTGATCATCGACGGCTTCAACGCGTTCACCATCAGTGCTCCAACGGCGCCGGTGTGGCCGCGTACGTCGCTCTGGGTGAGCAACGCCTATCCACCGTTCCCCGTGAGTGGCTTCGATGCCCTGCGGTTCGGCACCGCCTGGGTGAGCAATTACCGCCGCTTCCTGGACGTGGCGGGATGGACCTCCGAGGTGGTGGCCACGGATAGCCCTGGACAGTTCGCGGATCGGATGCGCGTGCGCAAGCAGACCGTGATCTCGGCGGCCGGCATCACTGCGGCTGGGGCCTGCGGTACGCCGACGATCGACCATTGGACCCACCACCTGGCGTCCAGCGGCCTACTAGCGCCACCGATGGGTCGGCCCGTGGTGCGCCAGCAGTTCCGCCTCAACCTTGAAGGCTGGGATTCGTCGGTCATCGGCGATGTACAGCGCTGGGAGGCTGGTAAGGTCAAGCCGCACGGCGACGAGCTCGCGGCCTACGGTCGTGCAGTGATCGCCCGCGCCATTTCACCCACGGGCCTTGCTGGCGCGGTCGGCACGCCTCGATTCTGGCGCCCGTGGGTACCGACCATGCCGATGTGTCGGTGCCGACCGCTGTCGCGCGCTGGTGCGGCGACAAGGCATTTGCCGCCGAGGGGTCCGACGTCAGTGTGTTCGGCACCGCGGCCATCACATAGGACGCCATGTCATGAAGAAATCCATTCCGTTGGGCCCGTGGCCCCTGGGCATCGACAACGTGTCAGATCCCACGTCGGTGAAGGTCGACGATAAAGGGCGAGCGATCGCCTTGTGCGACGCCGTGAACGTCGACGTGGATCGGTCGGGCGACATCGACCGCCGCCGTGGCCGTCGCCCTGCGGTCGCTCTGCCTGGGCTGCACAGCCTATGGAGCGGCTCGCAAGCGACGTACGGCGTGGCCCAAGCTGTTCTCTATGCCATCACGCCGACCTCGGCCCGGGCCATAGGCTCGATGCCCACGGACGAACCGTGCTACTTCGCGGAGGAGGATGGCGGCGTCATCGTCGCCAGTCGCTCGGCGCTGATGGCAGTGGGCACGTCAACGATCGAGCCGGTGGGCGTGCCCGATGCTTCGTCGCCCAGTCTCGCGCCAGCCGCGATCGGTGGTCTCGCCGCCGGCCGCTATGCCGTGGCCGTGAGCTACCTGCGCGGCGACCTCGAGGGAGCGCTTTCGCCGCTTCGGACAATCGCCCTCCAGGAGGGGCAGGGCCTGCAACTCGCGGGCATCCATGCGCCGGTCGGTGTGGATCGAGTTCGCGTCTATCGCACGGCCCTCGGTGGCACCGTGCTTTACCAATGCGCCGACCTGGTACCCGGTACGGCCAGCTACCTGCTGGGGAACGACACGCTGGGGCGCCAGGCGCCTACCCAGTACCTCGCGCGCATGCAAGGAGGGGATCACCTCGCGCTTTGGCGAGGCCGCGCCCTGGTCGCCCGCGGCCGTACGTTGGTGGTGAGTGAGCCCATGAACTATGGACTGACCTCACCGCGGCATGGATTCGTCCAGTTTTGGAGCTCGATCACCATGCTGGTGGGCCTCGAGGGCGGCGTGTACGTGGGCACCCGGCAAGGCATCTTCTTCTTGCGTGGCACGAGGCCGGGCGATTGGACGCAGGAGCGCAAGGGCGCCTTGCCACCCGTCCGTGGCCAGCCTGTGGTGATCGATGGCAACCAGCTGCCGCCCAACTATCAGCAGGCCGGCCGGCGCGTCGCCGTGTGGGTCGCAGCCAACGGATTCGTGCTGGGCTGTGACGACGGATCGATCATCGAGCCGCAGGGCGATCGCGTGCGGACGCCGGCGGCGATCAACAGTTCCATCTGCGCACTTTCGCGCCGCGTCACGGCTACACTTACGTAGCGCGTGAGATCTCGCGCCACGGCGCGACCAACTCAGATTCCGGCGCATGAGTGCCCTCCATCAACACGAGGACGGCATTCCATGCGTAATTCCATTGCACCTATCGTTTATCCCGCCCGTCATAGCGCCGGGCGGGCCCTTCTCCGCCTGCGTGCCCACGTGGCCAATTGCCTGCTCGGTGGCAAGTACCAGGTCACCCCCGAGGGCTTGATCATCGGCGGCGGCCTGCGCGCCGTGGGCCGGTACTTCCACCGGATCCGCGAGCGGGAGCCGGAGTTCACGATGGATCCGAACCTGGTGGTCGACCAGGGCATCCTGAAGATCCTCGGCATTGCCTACTTCACCGACGCCAAGATCAACGCCTACTACCTGGCATTGACGAAGGGCTCGACGGCAGTGACGGGCGGCCTGACGGCGGCGAACTTCGCGGCCACCCAGGACGAGATCACCAGCACGTCGGAAGGCTATACCGCGGCAACACGCCCAGCGTACGTGCCCGCGGCACCCGTGGCCGGAATCATCACCAACGCGGCGAACAAGGCAAGCTACACGATCGCCACGGCGGCCTCGGTCACCATCACGGGTTGCGGTCTGCTCAGCGACAACGGGCGTGGATCCACGGCGGGCTTTCTGATGTCGGCGTCGCAGTTCGCCAATGGCCGCGAGCTGTTCAACGGTGAGACCTTCGACCTGGCGTACCAGACCAGTCTTATCGACTGACCATGCGGTCTCCTGGCCAGGACGTAGCACGCATCACGGTGTCCGGCGACGAAGTGCGAGGGCAGGGCTACGTGCCACTGGCCCTCGCACTTCTGCATCGGACGCAGGAGCGTGCGCGCCTGGGCGGCCTGGCGCAGCTGACGGCCCGCCAAAACTTTGACGACACGGCCTACGCGATCGCGACCATCGCCGGCGGCATCAACGCCGTGCACATCGTGGCTGCGGCGCCGGGTGAGACGCTTGGCGAGGAACCCATC